TTACAAAAATTTTAATTTTAATTTTCATTCTTATCACCTATTGTCCTATTTTCGTTGGATATTTTTTGTATTAACTTAAAAATATTATTAATATAATTTTTTTGTTCTGGACGTAATTGAGATATATCATTGGGTAACAAGTTAATATTTGGGACGGATTCACTTGATTTTAATTTTTTTACTCCTCTAGCAGTAACCTTCCAACTTCCTGCCCCCGAAGAAGCATAACCCAATGCATCATTTATAAAGTCTCTTTTTGCGGGAACGATTAGGTGCCCTTCTTTATTTTCAATTTTTGTTGTAACAATTTGTGGATTATATTTACCAAAAGCCGTTACATAATCTTTTGCGGTATCATATCCATCAAGAAAATTAGGATAAACTAATGTAAATTCAATGGATTCTAAATTGTTAATATTTTCATTTACATATGACCAAAAATCAGTTGCTTTAGTAACTAGTTCTATATATAGCGTATAACCAAATGAGGAAATGTCTTTACTGATAACTTTTGCAATCATATCTTTTATTTGGGTTATATTAGGTGCTACTTCTAAATTCTTTTCTATAATCATAATTTGATTCTGAGCATCGACAAAAATTTTACAATTTGGATAATTAGCAATAGGATTTGTGACAAAGTCATCCTTAACTTTTTGAGTTACAGATTTTTTTGTAACACGTGCAAATTTCAAAAAGAATTTTCCAGTCTCATATTCTACGCATGTGATTTCATAGCGTTTTTTTGGACTTAGTGAAATACTTTTAATGTGTTCTTTTGAAAAAGTATGTAACCATTCTATAAAAGCTGCTTTTTTGTTCGTGTTTATCAACATACAATTATATTGTGCATCTTCAATTAAAGAATAGCAAGTAGAAAAATATTCCGTATTTGAAATAGTTTTAGTTGAAGAAGTAGTTAAATTTTGTGCCTTAATAGTTTTGTTACTCATATGTACCTCCAATAATCAAACATCAGTTCGGTGAGAGACGTTTTTTTTATTGAAAGCAATTGCTTTATTATTCGTGGCAGTTAAGATGTAATTCATAAGATCCAGATTTTTTAATTCGTGTTATTACATTTTCACTTTCTAACTTGCGGAGCATACGTTGAATGTCGCTTCTTTGAAAATCTGGCAATTCTGCATAGATGTTTTTCTGTAATATTCCATTGTGATTGGAAATCACATTTTTTAGTTCAGGAATCAATTCGTCCCGTTCGTAATAACATTCTTCCAGACTGCCTAAAATCATATCTCGGTAAGAAAAGCACTCATTATGTGTATTGTGCAAGTATTCATACATATCCTGAAAATAGATTATGCCGCCTTTTCCTTTTGAATAGCAGAAATTTTTACATTTATCGAATTCCGTAATAGATTGTTCCAATAACATAATTTTTTTCGACAAGTCCTGCTCTGAAAAGGAATTATGGTATGGAGTTTCAAATTTTTCTATTCTTTTAGCAATCTCGTTATAGTATTTATTTTCAAAAGAGTAAGATAATTCCTCTTCCTTAAATGATCTATGAAACTTTGGGTTGGAACTATTTTTATCCTCAGCCAAAGCATTTTCGTATCCTACTTGCATAAGGTATGGCACTTCTTCATCAGAGATTTTTTTACCATCTGCACGGTATATTACGTTACCGTCTTGGACATATTCCGTTTGCTTAGAATAATCTCGTTCCTGTGGCTTGTCAGCGCATATTGCATCTGAATTTTTAACTTTCTTTTTTGATGAATCATTTTTTAATAGCAAGAATGAAAGTGTACCAAACATTATTGATACTATTGCAGTAGCAATTACCTGAATAATATCGGTAATATTTTTTACAATAATTAGGATGCCGATAAGTGTTGCTAATAGAAAAAATACACCAATTAACTTTTGTAGTCGTTTGAAAAAGAGTTTTTGCATATGTAGTTCTCCATTTGGTTAATAATTATATGGTGGAGTATTCAAAATTACTAAATTAATTCCATAACAGCAATTGTAGGCTCAAATATTATAATATAATTATCGACTTGAGTGTAACAACCATATTTGTTTTTATAATAAGTTATGGCATCATTTAAAAAGCTATCTGTTACACCTAAATATTCAGCTACTTCATGTGAATTTTCACAACGATTTTTATATGCCTTTATAAGACCAGTAAGTCCAACTTGTTTATTATAAGCCCAGATTCTACCACACATTTCTTGTTTTCGATTTTGGACAGTAGATTGGTCTATTATATTACTGGTAGCAGTTTGGTAATGGCCTAGCTCTTCCGCTAAAATACATGCCTTTTCAATATCAGTAGGTATATCTTTATTTATAGCAATATGATTATCAAAATAAAGTCCTTTAATTCTAGTGCCACAAAAATGTGAAGTTTCATCTACCGTTACTCCGGCGTTTTCAGCTTCTTCTAATAATATTTCATAGTTTGTCAAAAGAAATCCCTCCCTCGGGATAGATCATAACATTTCATATGTACAATAAAGTGGACTATTTTCTGCTTGCTTTTACAAAAGCTGCATATTCCTTAATTTTAGTTATCTCTTCTTCTGTGTATTCATCTCCATCAAAGTGGGCTGCCATAGTTCGTGGTTCATTTACATTATCGTCTGCCAAATAATCTAAAGAACAATCAAAATATGAACATAGTTTCTTTAAAGTAGATAATTTAGCATTTTCTGAGCCTTTTTTATAAAATCCGTCGATTGTCGTATATGGCACTCCGGATTCTCTGGCTAATTCTGCTTTGTTTATGTTTCTTTCTTTCATAAGTATATCTAATTTATCTGTAAGTCCCATTTTTTACACCTCCGTTATGATTTGATTGTACTACTTTCTTTTATTTATGTAAATAAGAAAATACCTTGCAGAGTAAAAAAAATACTTTTGGGGGTTGACAATTACGATGCAGGGTATATAATAAACTCATGAATTACGACACAGGGTAATTCACAGGAAAGGAGATGAAAAATTGTTTAGTAACTTAAACGCTGAGATGGCAAGAAATAAATTAACCATTAAGGCTTTGGCTGAAAAAACAGGTATTAACTATGAAAGCCTAAAAAACAAAATGTCTGGTGCAACGGAATTTAAGAGAAGCGAAATGCTTTTAATTAAGAAAGAATTTCCAACATGCAGTCTTGATTACTTATTTGAGGCAAATTGAGAAAGTAGGTGAGAGAGTGAGCCAACGCTTAACAGTAAAAGAAGCCGCAGCCGAGATTGGATGCAACGTGGAATACCTCAGACGGCAGATGAAAGCCGGGCGGTGGGATCTCGGAAGTGTGATAAAGCCGACTTCGAAGGTTAAGAATTATCAGTATTTTATCTTCCGGGCAAAGCTGGACAAGTTTCTAGGTATCGAACCAAGGGCAGATAACGAGGAGGTGGAAAATGAAGCAGATCAGTAAAGTATTTACATCAGTAGGGATTGGAATCCTGTTTCTCGGTGGAATGCTCGATGCGGATGGAATGTATTATGTTTTTCTGCTGATCGAAATGGTACTTGGTGCGGTGATTGCACTTGTTGGAGTTGTGATCTTGGATGTGGAGAAACGCTGGGAAGAAAAGCGGAAAGCAGACTTTAACATGATCCGCCGCAAGGACAAGCTTGACGCTGATGTTGAGTTCCTTGGGGAATTTGAGGAGGTGGCAAAGTGACAAATGCTCAATGCGTGAGCGGTGAGGAAAATCCGAATGTCGAGGACATAGCGGTCGGCATGATTATTACAAAGGTGGCAACGGATTTTCATATTGAGGTTGATGCTGAAGGATACATACCGCTTTACCATCAAATGAAAGGATGGTTACTCAGTGAAAAAGAAAAATAGCACCATAACATTCTTTGGCGAGAACTGGTGCTATTTACCGTAGGAATACAAAAGTATTTCTGCGTTTATTGTAACACGTAGTTAGGTTTTTGGAAAGCGTGATTTTATGATTTACAGAAAATGCAGAATCTGTGGCTGCAGTTTAGATCCAGGAGAGGGAAACATGTGTGAAGAATGCCGGGACGAGCAGTACATGAAGCAACAGCAAGAGAAAGCTGTCAGATACATGGTTTTATCTACAGATTTTAGACAGATGGAAATGGAGGAATTTTTAAATGGCAGCGCCTAGTTTGACATGGAAGGATTTAGGAATACTCAAGGATGCACTGGCAGAATTTGAAAGAACACTGGAAGATTTAGGCATAGAAGCCGGTGAAGTGTCATGGCATACTGACGGAAGTATTCATGGTGAATTCGTATATGGTACAAGAAAGCTGATTACCAACACAGACGATGATGGGGAGGGATTTTCTCACAGATATGAATGATAGTTACGATTTGTGGAAAGACAGAGATCGGAGTCAAGGCGAATGGCTTGAGCGTAGACCAAAATGTATATGTTGCGGTGAACACATCCAGGATGATTCAGCAGTGCAGATCAGAGGGGATTACTACTGCGATAAGTGTCTGGATGATATGAGAGTTTATATCGAAGATTGAGAGGTAGAAAATGGCACTGGAAAGTTATGAAGAGCTCAGAAAAGTAGATGTCAGACCATACTGTGAAGAACGGGATGGAATGCTGTATTTGAATTGGGCAAAATGTATTGATCTGCTCCATGAGCACGGGGCTAAAAAGGTGTATTGGATTCCGATTCCGGATGAAGCGACCGGAAGCAGTTTGAGAATGACCACACAGGTATTTACAGATACGAAGTCAAATACGAACAGATGTTATGAGACGAGAATTAAAGTTGTAATCGATGAAAATGAGTATGAAATGCAGACACCAGTCATGAATGGTACAAACCCTGTAAAGGATAACTCCATGAGCCAACAGAGAGTGTGGAACAGTATGTGTAGAGCATTTGTGAAATGTGTGGCAATACATACTGGACTTGGTTTTAATCTGTGGCTGAAAGAAGAAATGCAACCATTTGCAAATGCTGTACCGCTGGAAGAGGAAAAGGCATCTGTTGCACAGATAAAGATTATAAAAGATCTGTGCAGGAAGCACAAAGTAAATGCTGATTATTGGCTCAAAACCAATAATACAACGTGGAATACGTTAAGTGCTGAAAATGCGGGACAGATGCTCCGTACATTGAAAGATAAATATGGTGATGAATATGCATGCGATGGTAAAAATCAACCAGTATAAGGAGCGTAAAGATGGAACTGATCTTATCGTATCTGTTCCAGATCTGAAGCTTGGGGATATGCTCCAAAGAAAGAAAATTAGAAATGCCGAGATCCGGTTTGATGATGGCAGGCACATATCGGCAGAGCAGAGAAAAAAGGCATATGCCACGATAGGGGATATTGCAGACTGGACAGGATATCTACCAGAAGAAGCGAAAGAAAGACTTAAGAATGAATATACAGTGCGAACAGGAGTAGAACATATCAGTCTTTCAAATTGTTCAATGGATACAGCAAGAGACTTTATTAGCTTTCTGATTGAATTTTGTTTGGAATGGGGGATACCGCTTTCTGACAACGCAATAGAACGTACAGATGACATAGGAAGATACCTTTACTATTGTCTGATACATAAAAAATGTGCAATCTGTGGAAAAGATGGAGAGATTCATCATGAGGATGCAATCGGAATGGGTAATGACAGGACAAAAGTAGATGATTCTAGTTATAAAAAAATCTGTTTGTGCAGAGAACACCACACACTGGCACACAGCCTTGGAGTGATCCGGTTCAGAGAGATGTATAAGGTCTATGGAATTGTTGTAAAGGATTTATAGGGTTGAAACACCTTGCCAAATGGCAGAAAGAAACCTATTCATGCAGAAAATGATATATCACGATTGTTGGAAGCCATGATTTCCCGGTGCTGTCATGTACCGGGAGAAAGGAGAAGTTTTGAATTTAGAACAGAAAACAATTACCTCAGTTGAGGTTGCGGAGATGGTCGGAAAAGACCACAGCAAATTATTAAGAGATATCAGAAATTATATCGATCAGTTTAACCAATCCAAAATTGGATTCGTTGAATTTTTTTCAGAAAGTAACTATAAGGACGGTAAAGGAGAAATACGGCCGTGTTATCTGGTCACAAAAAAAGGATGCGAGTTTATCGCACATAAGTTGACCGGAGTAAAGGGCACCGAGTTCACTGCAAAATATATCAATCGTTTTCATGAGATGGAAGATGTTATTCAGAAACCGAAGTCTCCAATGCAGCTTTTAGAAATGGAGTTTGCAGCTCTTAAAGAAGTAGACAGCAAAGTTGATGCAATCAACAGAGATTTGCAGGATTTCAAGGAAACGTTGCCATTGCTTCCATCGGACGCAGATGATGTGAAAGCGGAAGTAAATAAGCGGGTGATTGATTGTCTGGGTGGTAAGAACAGCAACGCATATCATGACAGTTCCATCCGTGGAAAGGTGTATTCTGATATTTACCGGGAATTAAAAAGACAGTTCGAGGTAAGTAAATATAACTGCATCCACAGAAATCAGAAAAATATCGCTATTGAGATCGTAAGAAACTATGAACCACCGTATGTACTGGCAGAAGAAATTAAAGACAGTAATGCGCAACTGAATTTGGAGGATGTCGATGGAGTATAAATTTACAATACCTTTGAAACCGATCACAAAAAAGAATAGCCAGAGGATTGTATTTACCGGGAGCGGCAGACCATTTATCATCCCATCCGAAGCCTACACGAAGTATGAAAAGGAATGCAGGTCATATATGCCGGATATAAAGACTATTGAAAGCCCTGTGAATGTAAAAGCTGTGTATTATATGCCAACTGGAAGAAGAGTTGATCTGACAAATTTGCATGAGGCATTGCATGACATTCTGGTACATTACGAGATCCTTAAGGATGATAACTGTAAAATCATTGTTTCCACTGATGGGAGTTATGTGGATGTAGATAAATGGCATCCTCGTACAGAAGTGACAATATCGGAATTGGAAACGGGGTGATCTGGTGGATGGCAACTACATAAAACTGAGCCGTGGACTTCTGGAGTGGGAGTGGTACACAGACATTAATACAACCCGGCTGTTTATCCATATGTTGCTGAAAGCCAATTGGAAGGATGGAAATTTCAAAGGGACAACGATTCCACGTGGATCGTTTGTCTCGTCCATCGGGAAACTGTCGGGCGAAACAGGGCTTACAGACCGTGAAATTCGCACAGCAATTTCGCATTTGAAAAAGACAGGCGAAGTGACAAGCAAAACGACAAACAAATTTAGCGTATTTACAGTAGTTAAATACGATTTATACCAGACATCCGACAAGCAGAACGACAATCAACCGACATACAAGCGACAAACTAACGACAAACTAACGACAACAATAGAAGAAAAGAAAGAAGGAAAGAAGGGAAGAAACACACCCCCTATATCCCCCTTGGAAAAATTTGGAGAGTTTGCAGCAGTCTATCCGAAACGGTGTACTGGTTGTCTTGCTGAAACAGAATACTGCAATGTGGTACTGGCTGGTGTACCGGAAGATGATCTGATAGTGGCTGCACAAAATTACGCTGTTAATTGTCAAAAGAAAAGGACACCTGATCGTTATATTAAAAATGCAGAGAATTTTTTGAAAGAAAATTTGTTTATGCAGTATCTGAAAGGAGAGAACGATGGATCAGTTGGAAGAGATACTGGAACGCATGAAAAATCACTCAACGAACTTATGCAGGAATGCGGAGACACCGGAGAATTCCAAGGATTCTGATGTGTGTCCAATTTGCGAAGGTCGAGAGTGGATCTTGAAAATAAAAGACGGAGTTGAAATAGCAGTACCGTGTAAATGCCGTGAGAAAGCGGTCATGTCAAGGCGGTTGCGATTCGCAGATATACCGGAGGCATTCCGTGGGATGGATCTGAGATTGTTTCGGATGGATGTGTACATGAAGCAGGAAAGTAAAAAGATGGTGTCAGATGCCTGTAAAATCATAAAAACCTATCTGGATGATTTTGAGAGCCAGAAGGAAAGAGGCATGGGACTGTATATCTGGTCGAGGACAAAGGGAAGCGGTAAGACGAGGATTGCTGCCGGGATTGCAAATGAACTGATGAAAAACTATGCAGTGAAGTTTGCAGTATCACTGACTATCTTGCAGGAAATCAAGAATACATGGCGCAGGGATGCAGCAGGCAGTGAAAGCCAGCTTTTAGATGCTCTTTCCACAACGGATATTTTGATTATTGATGATTTTGGTGTGGAAGCACCGGCGGCATGGATCAACGACAAAATGTATCAGATCATCAACGAGCGGTATATAAACCAGAAGGTAACGATTTATACAAGTAATGATCCGCTGGACAAACTATCCTACGATGACCGGATCACGAATCGAATCAAGGAGCGGACATATCAGATCGCATTTCCAGAAGAATCAGTTCGGGATCATATCGCAGAGCGGATGCAGGAGGAAATCATTGAAAAAGTGATAGCGAGTGGGAATATAAAATAAAAAATACAAGGAAGGTGGACAAATGCATAGCGTACAGCAGAGACAGAGGTTAATTCCGTCGAGTGTTTATAAGCAGGAATTAGCAAAATGCCGGTTAGGAGATAATATCGCAAATCACATGGGATATATTTTTACAGCCATTTTGTATGACAAGTTTGATATGACGTTTAAGCAGGTTACGAATTTTTATAGCAAAACCGTTGAGCGTCGGAAATCTTGGCAGGACGATGATGACGAAGCGGTAACGAGCGAGAGCATGATGGCATATTGCCGTAAAAAGAAAATTGATGTGGTCAAGTGGGTAAAACAAATCCCAATGTCACAAAAATTGTATATGGCGGATATTAAAAACGGACGTGCAGCACTTGGTGCAGATTGGAATATCGAAAGCGCACTGGCAGCTACAATGTATCTGAGTATTCCGACATTAAAAGATTCTTACCGCTTTTCGAATGCCAAAATCGAAGAATTTATGAATTGGGTTGCCTGTTATATTGATTCCTATTGGCGCAAGCAGCCAAAGAGTAAGGAACACTATCTGACGGATGAAATTATTCGGAATCAGTTTATTGAGGATGAAAATTGGGATATTGTAACAGGAAAAGCGGTGAAATAAGGATTATTAACATGGGATAGATGACAAAGACAAGCGTAAAATACTGCCGTAAATGTATTTACTCATATAAGCACAGCTAGACAGAGGTTATGTGTGGATATTATTCACAGACTGGATTAAGGCGAGGCTGTCCGGTAGGGATGTGCGATAAATTCAATACAAGAGGAAGAAAGAGGAGGGTACAGTTGAAATGATATTTTTAAATTCAGTAGAGTTGATGAACTTTTTGACGGATGTCTTATATGAGAAACTCGGAAGAAAAGAGCCGGAAGATATAAGAGTAGAGATCGCTACATATGGTTTATCATTTTCTGATAAAAAATTTGAAAATTGTTTAGGAGAGCTTAAAACGCGAGAATCTATGGTATTGAATTTTATGAACACCTTAATGGATACCAATACAGATATGGTTGTAGGAATGCCTCCAATGAAAAAATATAACAATTCATATTATGGAGAGACGGCAATCGATAGAAAAAAAAGATTAGAAGAAATGGAAGATATCATGGGCACTTATCGTATAAATGTCTATCCGGTAGAAGAGTCGCATTTTAAATTTTACAGGATCGATGATATCTATATTACCGGAGGAATCAATTTGACGGATTCGACTTGGAACGATGCTGCTGTTTTGATCGAAAAAGAGAGGGACAAGGAACAATTAGAGTGGTATTTTCAGCAGATTTTAGACAGAGCCAAGGCTGAATGTAGAAAGAGAGGGATAGCATGGATCGCATAGAAGAAATGATACAGAACCTTGAACTGCTAAGAATGCATTTTGGCGATATCACAAAAACTTGTATGGCAAATGGAATCATAGATAGCACCATAAAAGCAATTGAAAAACTTGCTACCTATGAAAATGCCGAGAAACATGGATTGCCGGAACGCTATGAAGCCGAAGCGAAAGACACACCTACAGAAAAGCCACATACCAATGCAGACCGGATCAGAAGCATGACGGATGAGGAGTTGGCAGAAGTATTATTTGGAAGTTGCATAGAACACATGGGCGTAGAGGAATGTTCTCATCCTGAAGAGGCTTGCAAATCATGTGTTTTGGATTGGCTTAAGGCAGAAAGTGAGGAATAGAATGGAGAGATTAACAGAAAGGAATCCATCATGGATTGATGATGAAATGTGGGAAAGGGCATGTGAACCGGATTGCGAGGAAATAGATGCCGTATATCGGAAACTCAAAGACTACGAGGATGCCGAAGAGCAGGGATTACTTCTGCGGTTGCCGTGCAAGGTTGGAGATACTTTGTATAGGGTAAATAAAGGAGCGAAAGAGCCAGTTATTATGATGCGCGTTATACAGTTATATATCAAGCAGATTCATAAAGACAGAACTGTTATGAGAATTGATGCTATAAATGACGCTGATATGGGTGAGAGTTGCTATTTACCGTGCGACATTGGCGAAAGGATATTCCTTACCAGAGAGGAAGCCGAAGCCAAGCTGAAAGAAATGGAGAAAAAGGATGGAGAATAGATATTTATTCCGTGGAAAGCGGATCGATAACGGAAAATGGGTGGAAGGCGATTTAGTACATTCTGTTTACAAAATCAATGATGTTTGCGTTGGACAATATGGGAATGAAGTTGGCATGCATGAGGTTGACCCATCAACTATCTGCCAGTGCACCGGACTTAAGGATAAGAACGGTAAACTGATTTTGGAGAATGACATTCTTTCAGGGCATATCGATGATGAGTTTCCAGAAGATGAGACGAGAAAGCGTGTCGTGTGGCATGAAAACGGATGGTGTACGAATGAGCCGGGCTGTGATGACTACGAGGCACTGGATGATTTTGATTCAGAGAATTTTGAAGTGATCGGCAACGAGATTGACAACCCGGAATTGTTGGAGGTGCGGTTGTGAGTGAGAAAAAATTCCCAATTTTAGGAACAAATGAATCTATAGACTGGAATTTAATCGCACCGCATGAAAAACAGGCAATGGAAAATCATGGACAGACTTTGGAGAAATTAGCAAGTCGACATGGATTAAGCTGGTACGAGCTACTATGCGTGATGGCGGATAAGAAACTATTAGTGGATATTGAGTATGACAAGGAAAAAGATTACAAGAAACTATGCCGACAAGTGTTACTCTTGGAAGAAGTGAAACAGTATCGGGCAATCGGCACGCCGGAAGAATGCCGGGCGGCTGTGGAGAAACAGACAGCGAAGCGACCGAGAATTATGGGAAACGCAATGATTTGTCCATCATGCCCGAGATGCTTTAAAAGTGATAATTCCGCCTGTTGCCCAAGTTGCGGTCAAAAGCTGAAATGGGGGTATGAAGAATGAACGAAAAAATTAAGCCATGTCCGTTTTGTGACGGCGACTGTAAGATAAAAGCGGCAATAAAAGAATACATAGGATTTACAATATGGTGTGAATGCGAAGATTGCCATGCTCAAACAAGTGGATATTGTCCTGATATAAGAAAAGAAGATACCGCAATTGTAAACATTGATTCTTGCAGGAACAAAGCTGTAGAAGCGTGGAACAGGAGAGCGAACGATGAGATTGATTGATGCTGATGAATTAGAAGGACATATAAAAATTTTAGGAATTTGGGATGAGGTAGAAAATAAAGATGTATTTACTAATGATATTAAAGATGCAATTTTAAAATTAATAGATGCGCAACCGACCGCCTACGACCCGGACAAGGTTGTGGAGCAGTTGGAAAAGCTGAAAAGCCTTGTACCAGTAAATAGGGTACTCGATGATATTATAAATGATAAACCAAAGGAATTAGGAATGCTTATAGCCTATGAAAAGGCTATTAAGATTGTGAGAGGCGGTGGAGTAGATGCCTAAAGCAGTATTGGTTATGGATATGCCGGAATGTTGCGCCGATTGTCCTTGTAGTTTTTTTGAAAGAGACAATCCAATATTAAATTTAATATGTGGCGCGGCGCAAGAAGATGCATATAACGTTGGAAAGCCAGATTGGTGTCCGCTACGTGAACTGCCGGAGAAAAGAGATACTAATCATAATAAAAATCACTACATAAGTAACATTTGGGCAGATGCAAAGAGCGTTGGTTGGAACGCCTGCTTAAATAAGATTTTAGAAGGATGTGATAAAAAATGAGCAACACGGAAATAACAGCCCTAGAGACAATCAGAAAAGAAATACAGAAGCTTAGAGAAAAATATCAGACCAGAGCAGAAAAAGAACGTGAAAAGGTCAATGAGATTTTCGTGACGATCAAAGGCGAAAAGTGCTATTCAAATGACGACATATTCGGGTGGTACGAAGCTGGGTATATTAATTCCAGACAGTACGATAAATACCGGGACAAGCTTGAAGCGAAAAAGAAAGCCGCCGGAGAGGTTGATAATAAGACAAAAAGCGAAATGATTGTAAAAATTTTATCTGCCATGATCAGGAATTTAAGCGCAGAAATCGCAACGATTAAAGAGGAAGAAAGTGAGGATTAAATTTTATGAACAAAAAGGATGTTTTAGAAATTAAAAGAAGATTTAAAAAGGAAGCCTGTACATTCACTCGTATGTGCGGCTGCTATGTGGATGCAGACCGCAATAAAATCACAAAAATAGGTGAGACATTTTTAAATCTGGATGATGCAGAATATTATAAATATCTTGATATCGCGAAAAAAGCGTTATCCGGCACAATCGGAAACAATCTTTTAGAGCTGGAATTTCCACTTGCAGAGGAAGCTGCCGGCGGCAGACAGCAGTTTCTGATGGGACTGCGCGAAAGCAAACTGAAAAATGATGATCTGATGGATACTTTTTACGATATGATCATTGACAGTTACGATTATGTTGGGAATTATCTGATTCTGATTTTCCACGATGCCTACGATGTCATGACCAAAACTTCAGACAATGACAAATTAGATGAATCAGAAGAAGTTTACGAATATCTGCTGTGTGCAATCTGCCCGGTAAATCTGACAAAGCCGGTGCTTGGTTATCGTGAGGACGAAAACCGCATTGAATCACGAATCAGAGACTGGGTTGTCGGGATGCCAGATACAGGTTTTATTTTCCCAGCATTTACTGACCGAAGCACCGACATCCATTCTGTGCTGTTTTATAGTAAAAACACGAATGAGCCACACTCTGAATTTATGAAAGCAGGACTTGGTTGCGAGGCAAAAATGACAGCAGCAGAGAAAAAGAAAGTGTTCCAGAACATTTTAAATGATGTGCTGGGAGAAGATGATGCAGAAAATAATAAGATTTGCTTGGAAATACACAGCGTTTTGGACGATACCTTAATCGCAAATGGAAATGCTGATCAGGAGGAAGAATCACAGAAAGTCGAACTTACACAGGATATCCTTAAAAATTGTCTGGATGAAGTCGGACTTCCAAAGAATATGGCAGATTTGATTTTGAAAAGCCGTAGAGAACTGCTTCCTGTGGACACACTTGTATCAGAAGTTGTAGATAAAAAGGCTGTTGCAGAAGCAAATAAAATCAACTACATAGCAGATTTAAAAGAACTGTTGAAAGCCGCAGCAATTAAACTGGCAGAGACATTTTCAGACGAAGATGCACTTGTAAAAGAAATCAGAGAAAAGATTTGAAATAAATAAGATCAGAAAGGAGCCGAACCAGCGCGCATAAAGGGTACCCGGTTCCTGCAAAAAAATGATAAATGGAGAATTAATAGTAGATAACTTTGCCGGTGGTGGCGGTGCATCCACCGGGATAGAATTGGCAACCGGATACAGTGTTGACATTGCCATCAACCATGATCCAGAAGCTATTAAAATGCACAAGGCGAACCACCCGAACACTAAACATTACTGTGAGGATGTATGGCAGGTAGACCCGGTGAAAGCCTGTAATGGGCACCCAGTGGCACTTGCCTGGTTTAGCCCAGACTGCAAGCATTTTTCTAAGGCAAAGGGCGGAAAGCCGAAGGACAAGTTTATTCGCGGACTTGCATGGGTAGCCTGCCGGTGGGCGGGACTTGTTCGACCGAGAGTTATCATGCTTGAAAACGTGGAAGAATTTAAGACATGGGGACCGTTGAACAGAGGACACCATCCTATAAAAGCAAAACAGGGAAAAACATTTGAGAAATTTGTTCAGCAGCTTACAGATCTAGGATATGAGGTACAGTTCAAGGAGTTGGTAGCGGCAGATTATGGGGCACCGACCATGCGAAAGAGATTTTTCATGATCGCCCGGTGTGATGGCAAGCCGATTGTCTGGCCCGAGCCGACACACGCACCGGCAGACAGTGAAGAAGTCAAGAAAGGATTGCTCAAACCATATGTTGGAGCATACACACAGTTAGATTTTTCCTTGCCATGTCCGAGTATCTTCGATACTTCAGAAGAAATAAAAGAAAAATACGGAATCCGGGCAGTGAGACCACTGGCACAAAAGACAATGGACAGGATAGCAAGGGGATTAAAAAAATTCGTTCTGGATAATCCAGAGCCTTTTATCATTCAGTGTAATCATGGTGGTGAGCGTAGACCGAACGATATCCGGGAACCGATGCCAACCATTACAGGAAAACATGGTTACGGTGTGGTAGAACCTTACATGATTCCTATTGGATATGGTGAAAGAGACAGACAGGCACCCAGAGTACATGATGTAGAGAAACCATTGCCGACCATAGTTGGGAGTGGAAAACATTATCTGTGTGAGCCGTACATGGTGCAGATTGGGCAGACTGGATTTACAAAAGACCGAAGCAAGGATGTTAGAGAGCCGCTTACAACGATTGTGAGCAAAAATGAGCATTGTCTTATTAGTCCTACATTGATTCAGTACCATTCTGAAACTTCAAAAGATGGAGTAAGAGGACAGACTATAGAAGATCCAATCATGACAGTTGACAGCTCAAATAGATATGGACTGGTCACATCATTCCTGCATAAGTACTATGACGGAGGATATAAAGGTGCTGGGGAAACAGTAGAAAATCCGCTTCCGACAGTGACCGCATGGGATCATAACAGCGTTGTTACTGCGAATCTGATCCAGATGAACAACCACTGTGACGGAAAAGATATCAGACAGCCATTACCAACGATCACAGCCGGTGACGGACATTTTGGAGAGGTCAGAGCATTTCTGATTAAATACTATGGACAGGGAACAGGGCAGGATATCAAAGATCCGCTTGATACAGTTACAGCACAGGATCGCTTTGGATTAGTGACCATAAATGGGACAGACTATCAGATCGTAGATATTGGACTGCGGATGTTGGAACCGCGGGAATTGTATGGATGCCAGGGATTCCCAGACGATTACATAATCGACCATGACTATACAGGAAAGACATATCCGAGAAGCGAGCAGGTCAGAAGATGCGGTAATGCAGTGTGTCCGCCAATTCCAGCTGCATTGGTAAAGGCAAATCTGCCGGAAATGTGCATTGCAGAACGGATGCCGAACATGAGGATTGAACCAGAGCAGACCGGACAGCTCCGGTTTGCGTAGTTAAATTAGAATTTAACGGAGGTATCAGATATGAAGTACAGATTAACTACGCAGCATAATAAAAGTGATAGTGAGCAAAATGTAACAATTACAGAGTGTAAAGAAGCTGTTAAACAGACATATTTAGATAGTTGCAGAAAAGACTATTTTACTTTATTAGAGCGGTGCAGATGCGGAGAATGGGAAAGAATTATGTTCCAACTCGAGCAAGGAAACGTAGAAAAAGAGCTGGACTATATTTTAGACAAATAAACGGAACTATATCCAAAATGGAAATAGTTGAAAATTAGAATTTAGTGGAGGTAGAAGAGATGGGCGAATTAATTAAAAGACAGGATGCAATTAACGCAGTTATGCAAAATTACTGCTATGAATCTGACAGGATGACAGCATTACAAGAACTTCCTGTAATAACAGATGAAAAAATCAGAAACGAAGCAATTATAAACTATTCAGTTGCAGTGCTGGCAGAGGTTGCGGAACGTGCTAAACAGGAAGACGCACCGGCTTACGAAGGAGACAAGGAAGTAGATCAGTGGGTACGTTTATCAGATGTGAAAGAAGCAATCAATAAGTATTTAAACTGAAAGAGGGGTATGAAATGTCACGATGCATAACATATCAATCCGGTGGATTCACAAATTACGGAATCAGCTATCGGAAATACAGTCAGGAAGAATTGGAGGAAAGGAAAACTATGTGCACAATGGAATGGAAAGAGGTTGAACCAGAACAAAGTGATTGGGAAAAACAAGTAAACATAGTCGCTTATTACGGAAGTGTCACTATTGGAAGTATTGTTTACTGCGGTGATGAGATAGGATGGCAGTCCGTGATCGATGGTCGCATGGATTTCATGCAAGCAAAATCCTTAGAAGATGCAAAAAGGGAAATGATTGATATACTGGACAATCATTGTACTGATCAGATTAACTATTATGAGGAACTGCGAGAAAGCATTGAAGAATTAAACTGAACTTTAACGGAAAGAAGGTGAGACGAAATGAAGATTATTATAGGAATCATAATATATGCGTTCATCGGATGCGTATTTGCTGGATTTTTAGAGGATGATACTTCACCAAATGCGGATACACTGGCACAGATAGCATTCTGGCCGATATTACTGCTTATTATCATTGCAGGTATACTTTCCACGATTCCAATAACAATTGGACGAGTATTAAGAGCCATTTTTGATTTTTTCAGCATGAATCAATAGGAGATATACAAATGATTATAAAAAGGTGTGATAGATGTGGGAAAACCTATGATAAGAATTCGATTTATGAATTACATCCAAGAATTGGAATCAAAGAAATAACTTTAGGACTTGGAATTGTAACAGATTCAGGAGATTGTAAAAAAATATACGATTTATGCGATGATTGCGTGAAGGATTTTAAAAAGTGGATGAAAAACTCGGAGGGATGATGAACACAACAGAACATGGCGTAGAGGTTCGAAAAAAGATAAAAAAAGCAATTATCTGGTACATAGAACAGCATGGGTACGCACCTACCATTCGTGAAATCGGTGAAATGGTGGGATTAAGCAGCACATCCAGCGTTCATAATCATCTGATGAGAATGATTGATAATGGAGAACTGGAAACAGACGATAAAGTTGGAAGCCCAAGAGCTATCAGGGTGCCAGGATATAAACTTATGAAAAACTGAATACTGAAAATATTGCCGGCTGAAATATGCCGGTAAAAAAATACATATCAAAGAACGTATGTTCCGACCATATGTACGCAACTACAAACTAAAAAGAGCCTGTGCTGGTAACACAAGCCCTTTAGAAAGTGCTGTACACTTCCCTGAACAAGATGAGTATAGCATTTTCTACCCAGATCGTAAAGGGGGAATTGCTATGACAAAAGCAGAATTAATCAATGATGTAGTTTATGAGATGTCAGGATATCTGACATCGGAAGGAATTGACCGCCTTAAGACTGTGATCACTTTTAAGTTGGTCAACATTAATCTGACCACAACAGAGACGCTACCATCTACGGACGTGTACGACAACGAATGGATCATGAAGCGGTACATCATAGACCTCACAGCTACCGGCAGAAAGCAGAGCACGATTAAGCTTTACATCACAATCATTAAAAAATTTTTTACAGAAACAGGCTTGAATTATCACACCTGCACAGGGCAGGACGTGATGGATTATATCGCCACCAGACTGCATAAGGATAAAATCTCAAAGGCTTATGCTTCCACAATTCAAAAGTATATGAGCAGTTTCTTTGCGTGGGCGTATCGTAAGAAGCATATTGATGATGATGTATCCAGAGATATAGATAAAATCAGACAGCCGCAGAAGAGAAAAGAGCGTCTATCTGATGAAGAGATTGCCAGAGCATCCTTATCTATCGGTCATGATCTGCGATTAAATGCGTTGTTCGAGCTTATGCTGTCTGCTGGTCCTCGTGTCGGTGAGATCGTAAACCTTAATATTGACAACCTCGATTTTGCACGAAAGGAAATCCATATCTGGGGAGAGAAAACGTCACAGTGGCGCACCTGCTTTATGACCGAGCGCTGCAAACAGGCATTACAGCAGTATATCGGAAATCGCACGGAAGGCGCAGTGTTTATCGGTTTACGTGGCAGAGGACGGATGTGTAATAAGTCAATTGAGGATATGACAAAAGAGATCGCACTTGCTGGCGGTTGTAAATTCAGTGCTACGGTACATTCATTCCGCAAGACCTTTGCATCAAGGGAATATAGGCGGACAAAAGATGTGTTGTTTGTCTCAAAGAGATTAGGACATTCAAGCACTGATGTGACAATTAAATATTATATCTGTGATGACGTGGAGCTTGATCGTATGCAAGCTAATTTGGCAGCATAACAATATATGTTTTTATGTTGCAAAATATAATAAAAATACGGTTATAAGCATGATTTGTATGTTATAATGTTGCATAATACATAAGCAACTTTCACGAAAGGGGGGAATGTGCATGATGAGTGAAAAAGAAACGTATGAGATCTGTAATGAGGTAGACAGCTTCATAGCCAGAGAATTAACAGAATCAATAATACATAAGGTGTCCTACGATATGCTTGAGGCTCATTATGGTATTCTCCCGATCAGCAGGAGAAGCTTTTACCGGAAAAAGGAAATTGTGCTGGAAATTATAGAAAAGCGGACGACGCGGCTGGTGGAAGAGAAGAATGGGCAGTATATGATCGTATGGGGGAGAGAATTTTTTGATTGACGCATAAGAAGGTGATATAATAAACAAAAAGGCGAGGAGAGAGAAGTATGGATGTTTATAGTGTGATTCAAAATTTGGCGATAGGGATTGCCAGTGGAATATTTTCGGGTGTTATAGTATCAGTGGTGTTTTATATACTTGGAAATTATCAGAATGAAATTGATGATGCCAAAAATACAATTATGCCACTTTATGAGGTTATAACGCTAGACAAAGTCAGAGAAAAATGTGGATTAGAAGATATCAGTGAATATTTGGCGGTAATTAGAGCAAATGTAGATACGGTGGCGCTTAACTTGAATCCGTCAAAATATAATTATCAACTGCGACAAATTATGTTTGACATTAGTGAAATTATTTCAGATGGAAAATTTTTTGAGCGCAATGGTAGAGAATTAGTGTTTAACGAGAAAATGTTGCATGAGTTTGCAGTGGAGGTGGAATCACAGTTGAAACTGTTAAGAGAATGTGAAGGTAATTTTGGGAGAGGACTCACGGAAAGAATTATAAAAAATAAAGCTATATGGTTTACAGGTGCGATTGCTATTATAATAATTGTGATCGCATTGCTTATATGAAGTATAGCCAACCACCAATCACGATGGTTGGTATTTTTTTGCCCTAAAGTTGGCACAAACAATATGTAAGTACGTGATAAAATTTTGTTAAAAGAAATACCAGGGGGAAATAAAGTGAACAATAACGATTTGAAAAAGGCGTACTTACAATCATATATTCCATCCATAAATGCAGCCAAACGTATAGAGGAAGAAATAGAACAATTGCGACTGGATAAAATGATGCCGTCTGTTATTATGGATGATATGCCGCATGCACATAATAAAACAGATCTGTCTGATTATATGGCAAAGTTGGACGAACTGATAAATAAGCTAATAGCTGCCAGATACAAACGTATTGATCTATATGCAGAAATATTTGCAGATATTGAAAAGATGGAAAATGAGACAGAAAGAGAGGTATTAACATATCGGTATCTTCGTCGGTACAGCTGGGAAAAGATTTGTGTGCATATGGGGTATCAGTGGGCACAAATTCACCGGATTCATGCTAATGCATTAAAAAACTTCAATCCAACAGGAGTATACTATCAACTGATGATAGAAAATGAGGAATCTGATAAAGATGATACACAATGATACATATATTCGTGATAATATATAAAATGAAAAGAGCGCAAGTAGAGAAGAATCTGCTTACGCTTTTTTTATGGGCGTCGGATGGCGTCCTATTCCCCCTAAGTTATTTGAGGGATACTGATAAAAGAAATGGTGGTGATGGTCCTTGCCAAAGGCAAAAGATGCGAGAGCGGACAAAGCCTTTGAAATGTATAAGCAAGGGCTTAAGCTAATAGATATTGCAAATCAACTAGGAGTAGCAGAGGGAACGGTACGAAGTTGGAAAAACCGGTACAAATGGAATGGCGAAACGAATGCAACGTTGCAAAAAAATAAACGCAACGTTGCGAAAGAAAATAAACAAACAAAGAAAGTAAAAAAAGAGTCTGTTGCAGATGAAGTAGAAGCGGTGATACAAAACGCTGATTTGACTGATAAGCAACAGCTTTTTTGCATTTATTATATTCGTTGCTTTAATGCCACCAAGGCATATCAGAAAGCGTATGATGTTGATTATGCGACTGCCGTGGTAAATGGTCCTAGACTGCTCGGAAATGCTAGGATAAAAGATGAAATTTTCAGGTTGAAACAAGAACGTCTCAACAGGGAGTTCCTGAGTGAGTCAGACATCTTCCAGAAGTATATGGACATTGCTTTTGCCGATGTGACTGATTTTGTGGAGTTTGGAAATGAGGATGTAGATGTGATCCTGGACACTGGAGAACGAAAGACTATCACAGTAAGCCATGTCAATATCAAGAATGATGCGGATGTGGACGGAACGATTATTTCAGAAGTGTCCAAAGGCAAGGACGGCGTAAAGGTAAAACTTGCTGACCGGATGAAAGCTTTGCAGTGGCTTTCGGATCACATGGATCTTGCCACTGAGAAGCAGAAAGCAGAGATTGCATTACTGAAAGCCAAAGTTCAGACAGATGACGGCGATGAGGTTGCAGATGATGGATTCCTTGAAGCTTTGAATGGTACTGCCGCGGAGGACTGGGGCGATGAAGAGAATCAGTAAGATTAAGCGGGTTTTCAAGTTCAAGCCATTTTCCAAGAAGCAGCGCAAGGTATTGAACTGGTGGTGTGAAGATTCTCCGGTTAAAGATAAGGATGGTATTATCGCAGATGGTGCTATTCGATCTGGCAAGACGGTGAGTATGTCGCTATCGTTTGTTATGTGGGCGATGAGCACATTTGACGGCGAAAATTTTGGTATGTGCGGCAAGACAATCGGTTCTTTCCGCAGAAATGTATTATTTTGGCTTAAGCTGATGCTGCGAAGTCGCGGTTATACGGTGGCAGATCACAGGGCTGACAATTTGGTAATCATCACAAAAGGAGATGTGACCAATTATTTCTATATATTTGGCGGCAAAGACGAACGATCACAGGATCTCATTCAGGGTATTACCTTGGCTGGGGTCTTTTTTGATGAAGTTGCGTTGATGCCGGAAAGCTTCGTGAACCAGGCAACCGGACGATGTTCTGTTGATGGTTCGAAGTATTGGTTCAACTGCAACCCGGATGGACCGTATCATTGGTTCAATACCGGATGGATTGATAAGAGAGAAGAAAAGCATCTGTTGTATCTGCATTTCACGATGGATGATAACTTGAGTCTGTCGGAGAAAATCAAGGAACGATACCGTGGCATGTACACAGGTGTGTTCTACCGCCGGTACATCCTTGGACTATGGGCGATGGCAGAGGGCATTATTTACGACATGTTCGACACTGCCAAGCATGTGATTTCCAGCACGGCTGATCTGGTCAATGCAAATTATTATGTGTCCTGTGACTATGGTACACAGAATGCAACAGTATTCCTGTTGTGGTGCAAAGAACGTTCTGGGCGGTGGGTGTGCTGCCGCGAGTATTATTATTCCGGCCGAGATGAGGAAAGGCAGAAAACGGATAGTGAGTATGCGGATGATCTGGAGCGGTGGCTTGGTGATATAAAGCCGGTGAAGATCATTATAGATCCATCGGCAGCGTCCTTCATTGCAGAGTTGAAAAAACGAGGCTATGCGATCAAGAAAGCAAAAAATGATGTGTTGGATGGAATCCGGTTTGTGGCATCGCTGCTGAATCAGGAGAAAATCGCCATCAGTGACCAGTGCCCGAATACGATCAAAGAGTTTGGGTCGTATATCTGGGACCAGAAAGCATCTGAGCGTGGCGAGGATAAACCGGTAAAGCAGCACGATCATGCGATGGATGCTCTTCGGTATTTCTGTTATACGATTATTCGCAAGCCGGGCGGTATCAGCATTTTGAAATAGAGGTGAGAACATGGAACTTGAGGTTATGAAAAAACTCATAAGAAAATATGAACCGGGACATACAAAGTTTTCCTTTAATGCTATGCAGGCAGAGAGGTATTACCGGAATGAAACGGATATTTTAATTAATAAAATTAGTGATGAGAGAAAAGAGGATGCAGATAATCCGTTGCGTAATGCAGATAACCGGATTCCGAGGAACTTCCACGGACTTATTGTCAATCAAAAGGCCGCATATATGTTTACAGCACCGCCACTTTTTGATATTGGGAATGAGCATGGAAATGAAGTCGTGACAGAAGTACTCGGTGATGAATACCGGAAAAACTGCATGGAGCTGTGCGTAAATGCTTCCAATGCATCGGTGGGATGGATTCATTACTGGGAGGATGAAGATGAGACATTCCAGTGGGCGGTAGTCGACAGCAAGCAGATTATTCCGATTGAATCACACGATTTGAAAAAGAAACTGCTCGGTGTTCTTCGTGTGTATGATGAAATCGACGAGGAAACAGGAGATACCTATACAATTTATGAATACTGGGATAAGGAAAGTTGTTGGACGTTCCGGCGGAAGTGTGGCGACACTTTAGAAGATGGGCTGTTCTACTACAACACTTTCATGGTGCCGGATACCGGAGATTTTGTCGCAGAATATCGGCATGAATTCGGAGAGGTGCCTTTTATTCCATTCCCGAACAACAACACGAATACAAACGATCTGAAAAATATAAAACCGCTGATAGACGTTTACGACAAGGTCTACAGCGGTTTTATTAATGATTTGGATGATATACAGGAATTGATATTTGTGCTGTCTGGGTATGGCGGAACTGATCTCGACACGTTTTTATCAGACTTGAAAAAATACAAAACTATCAAGGTTGATGGAGATGATGGAAGTAATCCGGGAGTGAGCACGCTCAACATTGAAATACCGATTGAAGCACGTAACAGCGTGTTGGAAGCCACCAGAAAGGCTATTTTTGAACAAGGGCAGGGATTTGATCCACAGCCGGAGAATTTTGGGAATCAGAGTGGAGAAGCTCTTAAATTCATGTATTCATTGCTGGAGATGAAAGCCGGGTTGACGGAAACGGAGTTTCAGCTTGGGTTTGCACGTCTGGTAAGAGCGATATGCCGTCATGAGGGAATTGATTGTAAGAAAATCATTCAGACATGGTCCCGCACCTGTGTAAAGAATGACACGGAGCAGGCGCAGATTTGCAAGGATTCGGTTGGAATTGTCAGTAAAAAGACGATTCTCAAAAATCATCCGCTTGTTGAGGATGCGGACGCAGAATTAAAACAGTTGGAAAAAGAAGCGCAGGAAGCACAAGAGAAAGCAGATGCTTATATTGGAGCTTTTGATTCAAAAGGTGAGGAGAAAATAAATGAAGCAAACAGTGATGATTCTGGGGACAGAATATCAAATAGAAATACATAAATGGTCAGAGGACAAAGCATTAAGCCAAAATTCGTGGGCTGGTTACTGTTGTAGTGAAATTCCACTGATTGTTATAGCAGATTTAGATGATGAAGAGCATTTTTGGTTTCACAATGACGAAGAAAAAGATGCGTACTTTAAGAGCTGCTTGCGCCATGAAATTATTCATGCATTTTTGAATGAAAGTGGATTGAAAGATAATTTTGAACATACTCCGCACGCTGGGCATGAAGAAACGATGGTTGATTGGATAGCAATTCAGTTTCCGAAGATTGCAACAGTATATAAAGAGTTGGGAATTTTATGAAATGAGGTGATTGCATGGAAAAGCGGACAAGTGAATATTGGCAGGAACGTTTCCAGCAGTTGGAAGAAACGCAGCATGACACATCCGTTCAGACCATGCAGAGTATCGAGCAGGAGTTCCGGCGTACGGAACAAGTATTAGACGGAAAAATTAATGCTTGGTATCAGAGATTTGCATCCAATAACAAAATTTCGATGATAGAGGCAAGGAGATTGCTCAACAGCGATGAGCTGGAAGAGTTTAAGTGGGATGTACAGGATTATATTAAATATGGAGAAGAAAACGGTATCAATCAGCAGTGGATGAAAGAGCTTGAGAATGCTTCGGCAAAGGTACATATCAGTAGATTGGAGGCACTTAAGTTACAGACACAGCAGGAACTTGAAAAATTGTACGGAAATTATCATGATTCCATAGATGAGCATATTACAAATCTTTATACATCTGGATATTATCACACAGCATTTGAAGTACAGCGAGGTATGGGTGTTGGCTGGCAGATGCAGAATTTTAATTCAGAGAAAGTCAGTGATATTATACATAAACCGTGGGCTGTTGATGGACGTAACTTTTCAGATCGTGTTTGGATGGACAAAACAAGACTAATTAACAGTATGCATGATTCTTTAACTCGAATGTGTATTACAGGGGAATCACCGGATAGAGCTATACAGGAAATATCCAAGAACATGAAAGTGAGCAGGTCACAGGCTGCGAGGATTGTTCAGACGGAATCGGCGGCTTTTTCTGCCAGGGCACAGGAATCATGTTTTTCTGATCTTGGTGTGGAAGAGTTTCAAGTGGTTGAGACCTTAGATAGCAATACGTGTGATACATGTGGAGAGATGGATGGAAAACATTTTCAAATGAAAGATTATAAGATTGGTGTTACCGTACCGCCATTTCATCCGAATTGCCGTGGCTGTACATGCCCTTATTTTGATGATGAATTTGACAGTGTGGGCGAACGTGCTGCCCGTGGCGAGGATGGAAAGACCTACTATGTGCCGGCAGATACGACGTTTGAGGAGTGGAAAAAATCGTTTGTTAATGGTGATGCGGACTTTGTGTCAAACAGTTTCCAACCACGATATGGAGCGGAAAAGGAGTGGAAACATGTAAAATTTAAGACCAAAACAGAAAACATACAAGAATATACTGACAAAAAACGGGAGCAGAATTTCTTTGGGATTCCAGTTGATAAAACTGCATCTTGGATAGGGAAAGATAATAAAATTGGTAAAGTAGAGGATTTACAGGAATATTTTGTAAATGGTGAAGCTTTCAAAGTTGATGGAAAGAGAGTGCTGTTGGATTATTCGGAACATGAAAAAGAAATTGCAAATATTATTGCAAAAGGAACTGGGAAAGATATAAAGATGGTTCCAAGGATAACGTTCCCTCAAAATATACAGACACCGGATTACCTGATAGATGGAATAAAATTTGATTTGAAAACTCCCCTTGGAAATGGAAAAAATACGTTGTATGGGATGGTAAAATCGAAAAAGAAACAAGCAAATAATTTTGTTATATGTGCTGACAAAACTGCACTAAGCATGGATGAGATAGAGCAACAGATACAAGGAATTTATAGCTCAAGAAATACGGCATTTGTTGATATAATTATTTTGGTAAAGAATCAGGAGATTGTGAAAATCTATAAAAGAAATAAATAAGAGCCATTTTCGCTCCCGGCAACTCTGTATAACACAGAGGCAAAGGGGGGAACAAAATGACTCTTATTAAGATATCTTATGTATATATTACAACAATATCCGTAAAAAAGCAATAAAAACCAGTAATAACAGGGCAACCGGAAATCTATGAACCGAACAGCGCAGAGGTGACGCTAAGTAAGTTCCTCCGGCAGTCCTGTTTTTATATTGTCTTTTATCCGCAGACATTAAAGAACGGCATTACTCATCTGGAGAATAAACAGAGAATCCCAATACCCGGAGAGCGGGAATAAAAATCTATGGAGGATAAGAAAAAATGGAATGGTTAAAGGCTATTTTAGAAAAGGCAGAGATTAAAGATGGAAAACTTGATGTGGATGCAGTCATGAATGCGGCACAGAAAGAGTTCCCAAAACATGCAGTACCAAAAGATGATTTTAATAACAAAGTCAAAGAGTTGGAAACTGCAAACGACACAATCACAGAGCTTAAAAAATCCAATGGAGATAATGCAGATTTGCAGAAAAAAATTGGAGAATATGAAACAGAGATTAAAGACCTTAAAGATTCAGCAGAGAAAACAGCAAAGACATACGCCTTAAAAGAATCTCTTGCAAAGCAGGGAGTTCTAGATCCAGACTATCTGATTTATAAGGCAGGTGGGCTGGATAAGTTCAACTTCGATAAAGAAGGGAAGCCTGTTGGCGTAGAGGATGCTGTGAAACCATATAAAGAGGATGCGGCAATGGTACATTTGTTTAAACAGGAACAGCAGAAACCACCGTATAATCCGAAAAATGGTGGCGCAGGTGGTACAACAAATCCATTCGCAAAGGAAACATTTAATCTGACTGAGCAGGGAAGTATTTTAAAAGAAAATCCAGCACAGGCAAAAGAGCTTGCCGCTGCGGCTGGAGTAACGATTTAAGAAAGAGAGGATAAATATTTATGGCAATTACAAAAATTTCAGACGTTATTGTACCGGAACTTTTTAACCCGTATGTAATGAACAGAACAATGGAGTTATCAGAGTTTTTCAAGAGTGGGATTGTGGTAAACAGTCCAGAATTTGATGTGTTGGCAAGCGAAGCTGCAAGGACACATAATATGCCGTTTTTTGAGGATTTACAGGGGGAATCCGAAGCGATTCTTGAAGATGTCAAGATGACTGCTAAGAAAATTGGTTCCAATGAGGATGTATCAACTACCATTTTCCGCCAGAATATGTGGGGAGCAACGAATCTTTCCGCTGCTTTGGCAGGTGCTGACCCAATGAAAGCGATTGGTGATCTGGTTGCGTCTTATTGGGCACGTGATATGCAGAAAGAGCTGATTGCGATTCTTACTGGAGTATTTGGTACAACTACAGCAGGATCGGAAGGAACACCGGCGGCAGAGACCAGAATGAAAGATCATATTCTCGATCTTACTGCAGGTAAGACAGAAGCAGCAAAGCAGATCAGTGCATCAGCATTTATTGATGCATGCCAGTTGCTTGGTGATGCACAGTCACAGTTATCTGGCGTCGCAATGCATTCAGCAACAAAGTCTTATCTGAAGAAACTGAATCTCATTGAGACAGAGCGTGATTCTACGGATGTAGAGTTTGATACCTATCAGGGTAGACGTGTAACTGTAGATGACGGATGCCCAGTAGGTGCCGGAGGTGTGTACACTACATATCTTTTTGGAAATGGCGCAGTAGCATATGGTAATGGTTCTCCTGTTGGGTTTGTGGCTACCGAGACGGATCGTGATAAACAGACCGGCGCTGGTATTGATTATCTCATTAACCGTAAAGCATTTATTTTACATCCAAGAGGAATTGCATACACTGGAGCAAAACGTGATCATGTGGAAACACCGCTCCGTACAGAACTTGCGATGGCAGAGAACTGGAAACCTGTATATGAGTCAAAACAGCTTAGAATTGTTGCTATTAAACACAAAATCGGGTAGGTGATAATCATGGAAGGGAGTAGCAAGCTGACAGCCGAAAGGCTGTTGGCACTTCTTGGATTAAATGCCGATGAGCAGAGCATAGAAATATGTGTAGAGTTTGCATTGGATAACGCAAAAGACATTGTAAAAAATTACTGCCACATTGATGAAATCCCGGCAGAATTAGAAACAACAGTCTTGCGCATGGCAATGGATATTTACAGAAATGAAAAGCCGGGAGAAACAGAGACACCACAAAGAGTTTCTTCGGCTCAAATCGGTGATACTTCTACATCATTTGGCACTGTATCTGCATCATTTACAGATAGTCTCATGAAAAACTACAAAGCATCATTAAACCGATACAGGAAGGTAGTGTTCACATGAATATGGTAAGAAAAATCATTGAAAGCACATATGATGGAAGATGCACCGTGATGCAACGTGCAGAATGTGAGAAGCCTAATGGATCGACAGGATTTACTAACACTGTGATTTTAGAGAATGAGCCTTGTAGACTTTCTTTTAATAGTAAGGAATCTACCAAGGAAGGAGATAGAGCTTCAATTCAAACGCAAACTGTAAAGCTATTTTTAAAACCGGAGAAAATCATAGAACCAGGTTCAAAGATATCGGTAACGCAGAATGGTGTCACAACGGATTATGCAAGCTCCGGTAAACCGGCGGTATATGAAACACATCAGGAAGTTATTCTTGAATTGAAGGAAAAGTGGTCATAATGAGTGTAAAGTATAAAGAATTACAGGATTTCACAAGAAAAATCGAGGATCTGAATAAACAGCAGAAAGATGAATTTATGAAGGCCTGCTGTAAAGAATTGGCTGCCAGATTATTAGCAAAAGTAATAAAGCGTACACCTGTTGGACATTATGAAAATAAAGTTGGCGGTACGCTACGGCGTGGGTGGACAGCAGAAAAAACGGGTGATTCAAAGCGGGATACAACTCAGGCAATGTATGATAATTTATTTGGATCAGACCAAATAATATCTCAAGAAAATATGAGTGTTCGTAAAGAGGGAAACACATATATTATTGATGTTACAAATGCTGTTGAATATGCTGTGTACGTTGAATATGGACATAGAACAAGAGACCATAAAGGATGGGTTCCGGGAAAGTATATGCTGACAATTTCTGAAAATGAGTTGAGAACCGTTACACCACAGATTTTAGAACGAAAATTGCAAAAATTTTTGGAGGATGCGATGAAATGATACAAAAAGTAATTGATGGTATTATTGCAGCAATCAGGACAGAATATGGTTCAGCACATTTTAAAGTATATACAGAACTGGTAGAGCAGGGATTAAAAAATCCGTGTTTTTCTGTTATGTGTCTGAATCCAAGTGTGGAAGTGACCGGAAAAGTTCGCTCAAGACGATATTATCCGTTTGTGATTGACTATTTTCCTAAATCAGATGATGAGCCTGTGGATGAATGTAATACCGTCTATGAGACTTTAATCGAATGCCTCGGTGATATTACTGTAGAGAATAAGATTATACATGGCAGTAATGTAAGTGGAAATGTAGTGGATGGAGTTTTACATTTTCAGATTACATATGATCTCTTTTTACTCAAAAAAGAGGAATTAGAAAGTATGATGCAGTTTGAGGAGAGCACAAAAGTGATGTAAAGGAGGATAACATGGCAGAAACAAAAAAAGAACCAGAAAAGATTTTATTCTCAAAGGAACAGATTGTAAGTTCCATGAGATATAAAAAGTACAGAGATTTTTTGGCTGGGAATCTGGACAAGCATAAAAATTATTCAATAGAAGAAATTGATAAGATGATTGATTCGTTTTACGGAAAGGGTAAGAGTGGAAAATAATGGCATTAGGTGGAGGAACATATTTAACACAGAATAAAGTACTTCCGGGGGCTTATTTTCAGTTCATTTCAAAAGCAATTGCATCAGCAACGTTATCAGACAGGGGCGTAGCTGCAATGGCGTTGGAATTGGACTGGGGTGCTGATGATAAGGTGTTTAGTGTTACAGCTTCGGATTTCATGAAGGATAGTAAAAAAATGTTTGGATTCGACTATGATGCGGCAGAAATGTTGCCATTAAGAGAACTTTTCAAACATGCGTCCAAAGTATATGTATACAAAGTCACTTCTGGGGGAGTGAAAGCTTCGAATACATTTGCGGAAGCAAAATATACAGGCAAAAAAGGAAATGACCTTAAGGTTGTTATTCAGACAAATGTGGATGATGGTGAAAAATTCGATGTATTACTGTATCTTGGAACTGAAAAAATGGACAGTCAGACAGTTTCCAAAGCATCAGAGCTTATTGATAATGATTTTGTTGTGTGGAAAAAATCCGCTGAATTGTCTGTTACAGCAGCAACGGCATTAAGCGGTGGAACAAATGGTGCTGCATCGACATCAAATTATCAGGCATTTTTGGATAAAATCAGTTCTTATCCAGATGTGAATGCAATTGGATATGCCGGATCTGAAAGTGCAGTAAAAGGACTGTATGCCGCTTTTGCAGACAGATTAAGAAATGATGTAGGCATTCGATTACAGGTGGTTATGCACGATTATAGTTCAGCTGATTCGATTTCATGTGTAAATGTGAAAAACAGTGCAGAACTTGTGTATTGGGCTACAGGTGTTATTGCCGGTACTGCTGTAAATAAGTCTGCGACAAATATGAAATATGATGGCGAATTAAGCATTAACACTGAATTTACTCAGGATGAACTTGTAGAAGCTTTGGAAAAAGGAGAATGGGTGCTGCATCAGGTGGGTACAGAAGTTCATGTTCTTGAGGATATCAATTCTTTTACCAGCATCACAGACGAAATGGGCGATATTTTCAAGGATAATCAGACAATCCGCGTCATCGACACAAGAGCAGATTCCATTGCTTCAATTTTTGCTTCCAAATATCTTGGAAAGGTTCCGAATGACAAATCGGGAAGAGTAAGTTTGTGGTCAGATATTGTGAAAATTGATCAGCAGTTAAGCGATATCAATGCAATCGAAGATTTTGATCCAGAAGATATTACTGTCGAACAGGGTGATACAAAGAAATCAGTACTTATTAACAGTGCAATTACCATTATTAACACAATGGAAAAATTGTACATGAAATCAATGATTGAGTAACAGGAGGAAGATGGGCATGTCGAAACAGTTTATGAATACGCAGGATGCACCAAGCGCAAAACAGGCAGAGTTTTTTTGCACAATTAATGAAAGACGTTATTCTATGCTTAATGCAAAAAAATTTGAAGCAAAAGCAAATGTCAAAAATGCCGATGTGACAAGATTAGGAGCATTGATTGATGGCAAAAAAGCGGTCGGACTTACCATTAAATTCTCAATGACAGTTTATAAATGCAGTGAAATGTTTGATAAATTGATCGAGGAATTTAAGAATACAGGCTTATTGCCAACCTTTGAATGCCAGGTAACGAGTAGCGATTCAGCAACTTGTATGGGACGGAGCACGAAGGTATATAAGCAGTGTGTAATTGAGGGAGATGTTCTTTTATCGATGTTCGACGCAGACGGCGAATTTGTAGAGCAGACCATTGAAGGATATGCAATGGATTTTGATTCGCCAGAGAGATATACAGATCCAGAATATATGTAAAGAGTTGAGGCAGACAATTAGCAGATTATGCAGTGTCTGCCTTTATATTTTAAGAAAGAGGTAAGTGATATGGGAAATTTAGCATATTTTTTGAAAAAGAATAAAAAGGAAAAGAAAAATGCATTTTTTGCTGCAACAAAATCATTATGCGATGAAAATGGAGAACCGTTAAAATGGGAAATTAAAGCTTTGTCAACGAAAGAAACAGAAGCCATCAGAGAAAAATGTACAATTGACGTTCCAGTCACTGGAAAACCGGGTGTTATGCGACCGAAAGTAAATTCTTCTGAATATGTAGCAGAATTACTTGTTTCAGCCGTAGTGTTTCCAGATCTTTATAATGCAGAGTTACAGGATTCCTATGGAGTTAAAACTGCATCAGATCTTTTAAAAGAAATGGTAGATGATCCGGCAGAGTATAACAATTTTGTTGAATTTGTTCAGGAATACAACGGATTGGATGAAACCATGAATGATAAGGTGGAAGAGGCAAAAAACTAATCAAAGACGGCGATAGTGAAGCAAATTATGCATATTATGCATTGCATAAGCTTCATATATTGCCGTCCAGATTAATGGAACTAGATGAAAATGAGCGTGCTTTTATTTATGCGGCAATTGATTTGAGGATTGAAGCTGAAAAAAGGCAGGAAGAAAAAATGAAGCACAGCTCAAAATAACAAGAGTATTAAAATTATATTTATGCTCATGAAAGGTTGGTGGATTTATGGCGATAGGAACAGCTATTGAGATAACTGATAAGATGACAGGACCATTAAATCGTATCACAGCCGCTTTATACAGCACAACGGATGCGTTGCATGATACAGATCAGGCAACTAATTCTGCATTTAATTCTGCTGGTATTCAGGCAATCACGCAGGAATTGTATGGATATGAAAGAAAGATTCAGGATATACAGGATGAGTTAGATAGATCAAATAATAAGATACAGGAAATGCAGGAACAGACAGAAAAGGCTAGAAGTTCTGCTGGTGGATTGGAAAATGCATTTAGAAAAGCTGCAGGTATACTCGCAACTGTAGCAACAGTACAGACATTAAAAAATGTTCTTGATACATCAGACGAACTGACAGCAACAACGGCACGTCTTGAAATGATGAATAATGGTTTCAAATCTGTAGGAGGAAATTTAAAAAGTACGTCAGATTTATTTAATCTAGTGTATGCGTCTGCGCAGGATGCCAGAGGTTCATTTGCAGATATGTCAGCAGTCGTTGCAAAATTCGGAAATAATGCGAAGGATGCTTTTAGCAGTTCGGCAGAGGTCGTTGATTTTGCAAATCTTGTACAAAAAGAGATGGTAATTGCCGGCGCATCCACGACAGAAGCTTCAAATGCAATGTTGCAGTTATCACAGGCATTAGGCTCTGGCGTCCTTCGTGGTGATGAACTTAATAGTATCTTTGAGCAGGCTCCGAACCTTATACAGGAGATCGCAAATTATCTCGAAGTCCCAATCGGAGAAATCCGGCAGATGGCGTCGGAGGGACAGATTTCGGCTGATATTGTAAAACAGGCAATCTTTTCTGCTTCTGATGAGATCAACGACAAGTTTAATAATATGCCTATGACATGGTCGCAGATTTGGACATCTATGCAAAATACAGCATTAATGAAATTCCAACCGGTATTACAGAGAATTAATGAGATTGCAAATAGTGAGGAATTTAAACAATTTACGCAGACTGCAATAAATGATATGGCTGTACTTGCAAATGTATCACTGAGTGTGGTTAATACGCTGATTCAGGGAGCCGCTTTCGTATCTGATAACTGGTCCATTATCAGTCCAATTATTTATAGTGTGGCATTGGCACTGGCATTTTATAATGGTGTGCTTATAATGCATAATGCATATGAAGCAGTTTCCAACGGATTAAAATTGGTCGCTGCGATAAGAGCGGTTGCGCATGGGACAGCTACAGCAACAGAAGCGGCAGCTACAACCGGGGCATCTGCGGCACAGATTGCATTTAATGCTGCTTTATATGCTTGTCCACTTACATGGATTGTACTTGCCATTGTTGCAGTGATAGCAGTAATTTACATGGTCGTTGCAGCAATTAATAAGGTACAGGGTACAACTATCAGTGCGACAGGTGTTATATGTGGAGTAATCGCTACAGCCGGTGCTCTGATTGGAAATATTGTGATAGGGTGGGTAAACAGGATTATAACAGTCGGAGTCGGTCTGTGGAATTTAATTGCAAATTTCGCAGCATCTTTTGGAATTGTTTTTGAACATCCGATTATTGCTATTGAAACCATGTTTATGTCTCTTTTCAATTTTATACTGAGTGTTGTTGAAAGCGCGGCAAAATTACTAGATACAATCTTTGGATCTAGTCTTGCTGATGCAGTGAGTGGTTTTCAGGATACAATACAGGCAAAAATCGACGCTAAAATTGAAGATGCGGGAGGAACAGCATCAAATCAGTTAAATCCAGAAGACTACACGCTTGACCGTATAAGTTATGGTGATGCGTATCAAAGTGGTTATGATTTCGGAAAAGGAATTGATGATAAAATATCTTCTGTTTTTTCCGGTGGATTATCTACAGACAGTTTTTCAGATTTACTTACTTCCGCTGGATATGATTCTACATCGGATGGAATGGCTTCAACGTTGGGAGATATTTCGAAAGATACAAGCGCAATTGCAGATTCCGTAGATATCAGCAATGAAAATTTGGAGTACATGAGAGACCTCGCAGAGCGGGAAGTCATCAATCGTTTTACAACAGCAAGTGTAAATGTAAATATGGGCGGCGTTACCAATACGGTAAGCCAGGATACAGATCTTGATGGAGTGATTTCATATTTGGCTAATGGAGTAACAGAAGCATTGCAGCAAGCAGCAGAGGGGGTGCATTCATAAAATGGCATATTATTTTTATTTAGGAAAAACATTGTTGCCGGTTGCACCATCGAAGCTCACTCTTAAAATTGGTGGACAGAATAAAACATATAACCTTATAAATGATGGTGAAATTAATGTTTTGAAATCTGCCAGTTTGACAGAAATTGAATTTGATGCGCTGTTACCGAATGTTCAATATGGTTTTGCAGTTTATAAAAATGGCTATCAGCCAGCAGAGGCCTTTCTGAATGCTATAGAGACATTGAAAAAAAGTAAACTGCCATTTCAATTTATCGTTACACGAGCATTTCCTAACGGAAAGATGTTATTTGATACGAATATGAAAGTATCACTTGAAAATTATAACATTGTGGAAGAAAGCAAGAACGGTTTAGACGTTACTGTATCGATAAAGCTTAAGCAGTATAAGGAATATGGAACGAAAACAGCTATTTTATCGATTACGCAGAGAAAGACAACAGCAAAGGTGAAAAATTCTCGTAATACATCAACAGCACCATCTAATGGTTTGCCAACCACTTATACCGTCAAAAAGGGTGACTGCCTAAGTGTAATAGCAAAAAAGTTTTATGGAAGTGGATCAAAAACATATTACATGAAAATTGCAAATGCAAATGGAATCAGCAATCCTAATTTGATATATCCAAATCAAGTATTTACGATTCCGGTATAGGAGGGAAAATGTCAGCAGAATTACTAATACAGAATGGAGATACTGTATATTTTCCCGCCGTACTAGAGGATATTAAATGGGAAACTGAAAGGTATGGATCACCGGGAAAGTTAACTTTTAAATGTATGTATGACAGCAAATTAAATATCTCAGAAGGCAATCCAGTGAGATTGCGCTGGAATGGATTAAATGTGTTTTATGGTTTCATTTTCAAAATAGAAAAGGACAAGGAACCGGTGCTGTCGATTACTGCATATGATCAATTGCGATATTTTAAAAATAAGGATACTTACGTGATTACTGGCAAAACAGCCGGTGAAGTTTTAGAGCTGATAGCTGCAGATTTTGAATTGCAGACTGGAGATGTGGAAGATACCGGTTATGTAATACCATCCCTTGTGGAAGACGGAAAATCTTTATTTGACATCATGCAGGATTGTCTGGATCAGACTTTAATGAATGTTGGTGAAATGTATGTTTTATATGATGATTTCGGCTCATTGTCACTGAAAAATATTGCAAATTTGGCAGTTAATATTTTGATTGATTCTGAAACAGGAGAAAATTATAAATACAGCTCATCCATTGATGATCAGACGTATAACAAAATAAAGCTTGTTTATGACAATAAGAACACCGGACAGAGAGATGTATATATTGCACAGGATTCATCTAAAATGAATGAGTGGGGAATGCTACAGTATTACGATAAGTTGTCTGAAGGTGAAAATGGTAAAGAAAAAGTTGAATCTTTATTACAATTGTATAACAGAAAATCAAAATCATTTCAGATTACGAATGCAATAGGAGATGTATCAGTCCGGGCAGGATGTTTATTACCTGTCATTCTGGATTTAGGAGTTGCAAAAGTTCAGTCTATGATGTTGGTGGAATCGTGCAAGCATGTTTTTAGAGAAAATGAGAATTTTATGAATTTAACATTAAGGGGTGGTGATTTTGTCTGAATTTGATGGATTGATTAAACAGATCAAGCAAGCAGCATTAGATGCAGTAAATTCCGCTGGACCAGCAGGATTTTATGAAGGAACAGTATTAAGCGTATCCCCATTAAAAGTTAAAGTAGACCAGAAACTTATACTTGGAAAAGAACAACTTGTCTTATCGCGTAATGTAACAAATCATGAGATGTCTGTTTATGTTGATTGGGAATATGAAAAGGGGACGAAAAAGATAGTAATCCATAATGCATTAAAAACAGGAGATAAAGTGATCCTTGCAAGAATCCAGGGTGGTCAAAGTTATATTATTTTGGATAAGGCGGTGTAAATATGATTCCAAGTGTTAATAATTTGTTGCTTACAGAAATAAATGAAGAGGATATGCCGAGTAAAAATTATCGTATGATCAGTGAAAGCGTTAGAGGTACAGTTGATACCATTGAGGCAATGAAGCAGGTGGTATATAAGATATTATGTACAGAACGATACGTCTACCCAATATACTCATGGAATTATGGTATAGAATTGGTGGATTTATTTGGAGAATCAGTAACATACGCATGTCCTGAGATAACCAGACGAATTGAAGAAGCATTGTTGCAAGATGAAAGAATTAATTCGGTAGATCAATTTGAATTTGATACAAGTAAAAAACATGAGGTGGTGTGTACATTTTCAGTGCACACCATTTTTGGTGATTTTCAGATAGAAAAAGAGGTGAGTATTTAATGTTCGAAGAGATGACATATGAAAAGATTATGGAACGTATGTTGTCTAGGGTGCCAGATACCCTAGATAAGCGTGAGGGAGCGATTATATTTGATGCACTTGCACCGGCAGCATTTGAAATGTCTATTCTTTATACTGAATTAGAGACAGCTTTAGACCAGACATTTGCAGATACCTGTCAAGGAGTTTATCTGGATAAAAGATGCATGGAAAGAGGAATCACAAGACAGCCAGCAACGCATGCGATTGTTCAGGGAACTTTTAAACCGGTTGACTTGGATTTGTCTGGTTTGCGATTTAATTGTGGAGATTACAATTATACAGTTAAAGAACCGATTGGAAATGGTGTGTATGAGATGGTGTGTGAGACAGCAGGAAGTCTTTCAAATGGGATTTCTGGTCAGTTGATTCCTATTGACTATATTAACGGATTAGAAACAGCAGAAATCACGGCTATTTTAATTCCGGGCGAAAATGAAGAATCAGATGAAGATCTCAGATCGAGATATTTTGATACTCTTGTGAGCCAGGCATATGGAGGCAATATTACAGACTATAAGCAGAAAACAAATGCTATAGAAGGCGTTGGAGGTGTAAAAGTGACACCTGTCTGGAATGGCGGTGGAACGGTAAAGTTAACTATTATTGCATCAGATTATACAGTGCCTACAACCACATTGATAGAAAAAGTACAAAAAGAGATTGATTCGGTAGCTCCAATCGGACATATCGTAACGGTAGATGGCACGACCCAAAAGGAGATTCAGATAGAAACTAATATCGTATATCAGACAGGGTGGAGTTGGAAAACATCTGGAAATTATATTGAAAAAGCTATTGACGCTTATTTTCAGGAACTTGCAAAAAACTGGGCGTCGTCTGATCAGTTAATTGTACGAATCAGCCAAATTGAGACAAGAATCTTAGACTGTGCCGGAGTAATTGATATTTCAAATACAAAGATAAATGGAAATGCAGAGAATTTAATATTGGAATCCAATTCCATCCCTGTGAGAGGAAGTGTGACGGATGGAGCGTAAGATAATAGATTATTTGCCACCATATTTAATGGTATATAAAGAAATAAAAGCAATTATGGAAGCTGAACAGCCAGAATTTGAAATAGTCTGGCCACAAGCAGAAAATGTCTTGAATGATCAATTTGTATCAGATTCATCTACTATCGGCATAGAGCGTATGGAGAAAATTCTTGGAATTATTCCAAAAGATACAGATACGCAAGACGAGAGAAAATTTAGAATTTTGGTTAAATTGAATGAACAGCTTCCATATACACTGCCGGTATTGGAACAGCAATTAAAAAGAATGTGCGGAGAGAATGGGTATCGCCTGATCTTAAGTGCGGATAAATATTTACTCAATGTTAAATTAGCTTTAGGCAATGAGAATAATTACCAGGATGTGTGTGATATGTTAAGACGTGTTGTGCCAGCTAACATGGTTATTTTGGTTAGTATGTTTAATACGCATGAAATTCTTTCACATTATACGCATGCGCAGTTGGCAGCATACACACAGAAACAAGTGAGAGAGGAAGTGTTGACGAATGTCTAGTAAAACAACAAATTTGAATTTAACAAAGCCGTCAGAGGATGAATTTTATGATATTAATGTGCAGAATGAAAACATGGACATCATTGATCGAGAGATTGGTGGATTAAAACAGCCGGCTTATGAAGTGCCTACAGCCATGTCAGATCTGCATAGTGGAGAAATGATTACTGTAGCGTTTGGAAAGATTGCAAAGGCGGTCAGTACATTAATAAGTCATACAACATCTAAAGCTACCAATTCCGTTTTGGGACATGTAAAATTATCAGACAGCACATCAAGTACAAGTGCATCAACTGCTGGAGTGGCGGCAACGCCAAAAGCTGTAAAAGCTGCTTATGATTTGGCAAATAGTAATACTGAAAAAATAGGAACGACTGACATATCTGGTATCGGTGATGGAACCGTGACCGGAGCGATAGTCAATAATAAAGAAGCGATAGAGGATGTCTCCCAGAGTTTAACTAATGTTAATAATTTAAAGAGAACGTATCTCAGATTAGTACTGCCAAATGTTGCTGCTGAAGCAAAAGCTGTCTGCGATTATATAAATAAAAATTATTTACTAGGGCAGTTATCCCCTGTGCATACAGTCGAATTTGACGTGGTCGCAGCAAATGCAGACTGGTTTTCAGGTGTTCTGTCTACAGACTCGAATATATTGGTTGCTGGAAGAACCGTTTGGGGCTTTGTCCAACAGAGAACTACATCAGCAGAAAACAGTACTTTATATAAATACTTTGCAAGTGGAACAGGAGGTGCTGGTACAGTATCCCCTTTTAAAAGATTTGAGGATGGCTATAATACTGGCTATGCTGCTGGTCAATCAGCAGGTGTTCCTAGTGGCAGTTGTATAGCAGGATGGCGATCAATAGACAGCTATTCCAATGGACAGTGGGTAACAGGATGGGTCGGTGTAAATCCCAATTTTTTCACAGTAAATAGTGCCGGTATAGTTCCTACAAAAAATTTTACTGCTACAGTATATTGGCAAGGCTATAACAAACGTGACATAGACTTTTTTTCTAACGGTGCAATGGGACATCGAGACAACGGTACCAGCTTAGACGGCGTGCGAATGAACTTTTACGCAGGAACACAATGCGGTTTTAAAACCAACGATAGCGGTGGTGGAAGTCTCGGAGCAGGTTTCATTGTTCTTAATTAAAAAATCTTATTATTACAGGTGGTCAAAAGGTTGATAATACATGGGAATACTATATAAGCAGAATCTCTGTTGCTTAAAAAACTACATTGCAACAATCCAAGACAGATTTACGCCGTCAACGCTCGTAAAATTTGCGTCAGCTTTATATATGGAAATTCCAAATCCATGTACGCTTCTGTTTTCATAGTATATAGCTGTGCAATCGAGAACATTTGAGTCAATGCCAATAGCAACTGAATAATCATATGATGGCATTTCTTTATCAAAAACAACATTTGCTTTCAAATATTGAGGACTTTCATATGATACTCTAATTCGACCACATCTGAATATAGGAATGTTAGTTAAACTCTGGTTTCAGTGATGCAACATGGTAAAATAAAAAGAGCCGGATAATTCCGGCTCGTATAACACGATGGGAGGAGAAAAGTCATCTGGGAAGGTATTTTTTAAATCAATTTCGTAGATGACTCTCTCAAAAAAATTATAAGGTAACAATTTGCAAATGTAAATTCAGATAATCAGTACATTTTCTTAAAATCACAGAATTACGATTTAAAATATTTGATTTATATGAATTGTGGTGTATAATAATAGCAACAAAATAAAGCAGTGCCGTGCGCCGAATGATTAGTCTATCAGATTAATTGTCCGGCGCTTTTTGCGTTGCAAAATGGCACAAATACAAGGCTTGGCAGATTTATAATGGTTTTATAAAGAAAGAGGGAGGTTGGTCGTTTGGAATCGATTATATCGGCATTGGTAGCAGGAGGATTAGCGTTAATCGGAACGGTACTCACAGTCAGTTCAGGGCAGAAAAAAACAGAACAGAAGCTTCAGACAGCACAGGCAGTCACAGACTGTAAGATTGATGAACTGACGCGCGAGGTACGCTTGCATAATAATTTTGCGCAACGTGTTCCAGTTATCGAAGAACAGGTAAAAGTTATCAATCATCGCATTGCAGATTTAGAGGGAGGAAAATAATATGTTAAAAAATTCGGTATTTAAACCATCAGTAAGCACACAAAAATGGGCGAAAGCCGCAGGAATCAGATCAATTAAGACGATGGCGCAGACAGCGGTAGCAGTAATCGGTACAGGGGCAGTGATTTCAGCAGTGGATTGGAAGATGGTAGTATCATCCGCAATTGTAGCCGGTATCGTATCATGGCTTACATCCTTGGCAGGAATTCCAGAAGTAGAGGAGGAGTAATTATGGCAAATAGAAAAATTGGACAGGCAGGTCTTAATCTGATCAAGCAGTATGAGGGATGTCGGTTATCTGCTTATCAGTGTGCTGCCGGAGTATGGACCATAGGTTATGGACATACCGCCGGAGTAAAAAAAGGTATGACAATCACGCAGGCACAGGCAGATGCATATTTAAAGCAGGATATTACGAAGTTTGAGAGATACGTTAATAATTCCGTGTATGTGCCAATCACCGCAAATCTCAACCAGAATCAGTTTGACGCTCTGGTGTCATTTGCGTTTAATTGTGGAGCTGGCAACCTTAAAAAGCTTTGTGCAGGTAGAAACGCATCACAGATTGCTGTAGCAATGCCACAGTACTGTAAAGCAAATGGTAAAGTGCTTGCAGGACTTAAAAGACGTAGGTCGGCAGAGCAGGCTTTATTTAATAAAGCAGTGGCAGCAACAAATACATCAAAATCAGAAAGTGAGGATTATAATATGACTACGATCAGAAAAGGCAGTAAAGGAAATGTGGTTAAGGTATGGCAGATCATCATTGGTGCGACAGCAGATGGCAATTTCGGCAGAGGTACGGAAGCATCGACCAAGACATGGCAGAGGAGCCACGGATTGACAGCGGATGGAATTGTTGGAAAGAATACATGGAAAGTAGGTCTTGAATCATTATAAAACCATAGCCGGTAGAGTTTATCTGCCGGCTGTTTTCGTGTCCGTATTTATTATTTTTAATTGGTAATTCTTTTTATGTATTAGTAACAAATTAGTAACAATTTTTCTGAAACACCAGTAAAATCAGCATATTGTAAAAGGAAAAATTTAATA